ATACGCTCGCAAACAAGAAATCGAAAAATGGCAGCGAGGACGTCAACACGACTTTACTGCTTCGAATATGCAAAACTTAAACGAAGTCTACACCGTACTGACAACTGCGCAGTGCGGTTATTTAATGCTTTTACAATGCTACGTTAGTTATGACGGAGGTACTCTTATTAATTCGGATAAGTCACCGATGAGTACAGCCGATATGATGAGCGTCTTACAACTGAAACGCAAACGAAGCACATTCTACGACTTTATTAAAGCGTGTATTGAGTATGGCGTTATCAACGAGAACACTGACGGCACATACGCAGTGAATGAGCGTTATCACTTTCGCGGTGCTTTCAATAATCAATACGTCGTTAAGTCGTATACAACGAAGATTAAGCACGTTTATCGCGAAGTCAAAGCGACAGACATCGGCTTGATTTATCGTATGTTACCTTACGTTCACCAGGAGACGAATGCGCTTTGCGAGAACCCTTTCGAAAAGGATCCGACTAAGATACGTTGGTTCAATCGTAAGGAGTTGGCGCAGGTGATTGGAGTAGATCCGGACACATTGCGTAGGAGATTACCGAAGATGACATTCGATGGCAAGTACGTGATTGCGAGAATTAAAGTCGGTGGAGCTCCGGAAAGGTATACGTTCAATCCTAGCGTGTTTTATCGTAAGGATACCGAGCCAGATAATACGTTAGTGGCGATGTTTAACGTAACTAAATGAGAATGCGTTGATAACAGACACGACATTATTCGGACAAATCAGCCAAAAACACGACATTATTCGGACACCTAAAAAGTGCCTTCGTGCTTAGAGCGGCAAGGGATACAGCGATTTTAGGCTTCGAATTATTTCTTAGTCTTTGTTAGCACATGCGCCTAAGTAAACCAATTAAGGGATTCCGCCTTCGTCCAAGTTCAGGACTCGGCGGCGTCTTTTCGTTTTCTTTTAAAGACCATCGCCTAATACATATAAGTAATAAGGGACGATGATACTGGACGCGGCAGCGGACAGAAGGTTTTGTACTTTATGTACTCGTATTACTAAACGAAGGAGAGTGCGGAATATGAGCGACTATATAACGAATTTATTCGAAGACTTACTAGTGAAGTATGAACGTGCTCAAATATCGGCTACACGTGGCGAATATGATTCGTTAATTAAAGAAGACGTTGAACGTATACGGAAAGACTTTTACGATAACTACAAACGGAGGTGACAACGAATGGCACTTAAACGATTATCTACCGAACACTATCATGCGTAATTAACAGCGAAGCTGTATCACCGCAATACCTACCGTAATATCATACGCCTATATAATAGAAGGAAGTAGGTACGGCGTTGGTGTGGGCGCATAGGTAGTACGTATACGATGCGATACTCACATACGTTATCTATCCGCCAGACATTAGCAGAGAGGGCACGCTGGACGAGGGCGCCTAGAACTCACGGGGTCTAACGTGTGTGACCGTCCGTAAAAGTATACCATTACGAACGATTAATAAACGTATGATATCCAACGATAAATACGTTCGTTTAATATGCGTTCATATATTACGAACGTTCATCATTAACGATTAACATTTGCGAACGTTGGTTGGTTCGTAAAACAATTCGTTTTATTAAATAAACGAACGCTTTGAAACGTGGCGAACGAACGACGCGAACGTTAACGAAAGGCACAACGGTGGGACCGACCGATTCCCCCAACCGTACCCACTCGAATCCCTACAACTGCCGTCTGAAATTTGCGTAGTATTTTTTCAACTCAGGGCGTAAGCAGAACGAAGCTGGCGAACTCATCGCCGGTTTCTTTGTGTTTACGAACGCAACTAATTAACGGAAGGAGGACGACTGTATAGCGTATATAAACGGAGAATGGCTCGCTAGACCCCAACGTCAGGAACGAATCGACTTACTATCGACTAAACTACGTAAGCTCGCTGCGGTTATCAAGTCCGGCAAAGCAACGGAATACCACGAAGACCAATTTCGCCAGGACAAAGCGGAGCTCATCAAACTAAAACGCGTTCACCGAGCGGAAGTAGACATCGCATACTTTACGTACGCTTATCTATCTGACGGCGGTAATCCGGCGAATGAAGACAATATTATTCGTAATGGAGACGACGGTACACCGCATGATCCTATCGAAGATATCGCGCCAATTCACCGTGAATTCTTCGACCTTTGCGACTACGTGAACGAAGAGGAACGAAACGCCCGCCTAGCCATCGCAGCAGCCCGTGGTCACTCTAAATCGGGTATGTTTTCGAACGGTATGCCGTTGCACCAGGTCGCATATCGACGCCGTAAATACGTGCTTATTATATCGGAAACGGACACCTTATCGAAGAAGCTTATCGGCTGGGTTAACAAGCAGCTGAAGTTTAACGAACTATTACGCGAAGATTTCGGCCCGTTAATGCATGAATCGAATTCGAAGAACGAAAAGGACAACGAAGAAGCATTCATTACGACAACTAATACGTTAGTCGAGTCGTCCTCTTCCGGTAAACAGCTTCGCGGAAAACGCCACGGAGCAGTACGGCCGGACTTGGTTGTTATCGATGATCCCTCTTCGATGAATAACGAGGGCACGAAGGAAGCACGGGAAAAGCTCGTTCATTGGTTTAACTCGGTAGTTGTTCCGATAGGTAGTAAAGCGACAGCGATCGTACTCGTCGGCACAATGGTATCGGCGACAGGTCTCTTGAATCACGTACTTAAACGTAAAGACTTCAAATCGTCATTCCACGGCGCAGTAATCAGCGAGCCATCAAATCCGAAAGTTTGGGAAGAGTATTGCGAACTGTATGCGCGTGCTGAGTCGATGGAAGAAGTCGACGTATTCTATAAGGCGAATAAAGAGGCGCTAGAAGAAGGCGTAGAGCTTGCGTGGCCTTGGCGTTGGACATATCGCGCACTTATGCACGAAAAGGTTAACATGGGTACTCGCGCTTACAACTCGGAATTCCGTAACTTAGCGTTCAGTGAAGACGAGCAGTTCTTCTTTCCGGAGCAATATGGCTATTATCATTACGCACACGAAAACGGTCAGGCTTACATTGTTTATCAGGACTTAAAGATTCCGTTGAGCGAATTAACGATATCGGGCGCGTGGGACATTGCGATGGGTAAGAACGCGAGGTCTTGTTATAACGCTGTAATCACCGTAGGAAAGCACGAATCGACCGGCTACATGTTTGTTCTTGACGAATATGCTTCGAAGGAACCAGCGCACGTATATATCGACTTAATCGTGAAGAAAATCAAGCAGTTTCGTCACAACATATTCAGCGTTGAGACAATTAATGCGCAGCATGAGTTTTATCGCCAGCTGCAGGAAGCTATTCGCCAGGAAGGGCTTTATAAATGCCGCATTAACGACGTTAAAGGACATAATGCATCGAAGGACCAACGTATCGAGGCGCTAGAGCCGTTATTACACAATAAAACGTTAATTCTTAACGACAGACATACGATGTTACTCGACCAAATGGCGCAGTATCCGTTTGGAGATTACGTAGATTCAATCGATAGTCTTTCGATGGCTGTTGAGAACTGTATTAGGCGCAAAGCACGCGTAGTAAAGAAACCGACAATGTTCTATTAAAGGAGTTGATATACATGGCAAATCTAAAAGAATTAGAGGCTAAATTAACGCTTCAGCAACGAAAAGCAGCGCTATTATTAGTCGAAAACGAGCTCATCGGAGCTGCTAACGACGAAAAGAAGTCACAGGAAGAGATGGCCGAAGAGGTTGGCGTTGGTCGTATGACGCTTTATCGCTGGCGTACACAGAATAAAGTATTTATCGAATATATGAACCTAATTGCCGACGATTTCTTAGGATCTCACCGTGCGGAGGTTTATTCGCAGTTACTTAAAACGATTCGCGGAAGTCAGCCTAGTATTAAGGGTATCGACTTGTTCTTACGTCGCTTTGGTTTATTAACTGACCGCCAAGTAACGACTACTGAAGGCGAAAATGATAAGCGTAGCAACGAGGATTTAGCGAAGGAACTAGAAGATTTAGACGATTTATTAGACGATTAAATTCTCTTAGCGGCTAGTATCTTATTTTTATTTATCATTTAGAAATATGTTCTAAATAAACAATATATAAAGAAGGGAGGTCGTTCTGTGGCATTATTCGAAACCGGTAAGCAGTTTCCGCCAGAAGATTCGATTCAAAGGCTCGCTAAATATAGTCGAATGCGTAAATTCTTCAAAGGCCAGCAGTGGGAAGTATACGATCGAGCACGATTACTCTTAAAAGATTCGCCGCAACGACCGCAACTCGACGTTTTGTACATCGCAATTAACTTGCCGTATATCCTCACGCTAAAACCTGCCGATCTACTCGTAGGTGACGCACCGATTTACGAAGCCGGCAAACCGGACAGTAGCGCAGAGCAAGTAGCGCTGAACAATTACGTCGAAGAAAACGATTTAAACACACTTATTTACGAAAGCGCAACGTCAAACGGCTATCGCGGCGACAGTTTCGTAAAAGTACGTTATGGCTATCGTCAAGACTATTCGGAATTAACTCGTTTAGGGCTAGACGTACCAGAAGACGTTGAAATGGAGCCGATTATCGAGCACGTTAATGCTTCGTATGTGTTTCCGGAAACAAGTAACGGCGACGTTAAGAAGTTCAAGGCGGTAAACATTGCGCAGATTGAATGGGTCGAGACTCGCAACGATGAGATTCCGTATCTAAACATCGAGCGACACATTCCCGGCTACATCCTTTACGAACGCTATCGTTTAATCACTCGCCCAGAGGTCGGCGTAGATAATACGTACGGCTATCCGATTACGTTATATACAATCGGCGACAAAGTAGCGACTGGACGTGACGAAGATATCGTCGAAACAGGCCTTTCGCATATTCCGGTGTTTCATATTCCTTATTCTTCGGTCGATGACGACTGGCAAGGCGACGGATTCATCGAAAAGATTGAAAAGGCGCTGCAGGCTATCGAAGACCGTATCGCGCAGCTCGACTATATCCTTCTAAAGCATTCGGATCCGATTTTATACGGACCTGACATCGAAGGTTCTAGTAATAGCGTTAGTTTTGGCGGTAAATACATTCCGTTAGTTAAAGAAGACGCAACTCCTGGCGCCGTAACGTGGGACGGTCAACTTGACTACGTATTTAAAGAAATCAACTTCCTAGTTTCGTATATATTCCAGATGTCAGAAACACCGCAATGGTTATTCGGGACAACGATGTCTGACGGAGACTCAGGCGGAACAGGAACTTCACATACTGACGGCGCAGCAATCAAAGCTCGCTTCATGCCGATTATCAGTAAGGTTCGCAGGATCCGCAATCATTACGATAAAGCGATTCGCGACGCTTTGTATACATGCTATCTATTCGATTCACAATTCGGCGAATACGAAGGCGAATCCGTTTATCCGAAGATCATGTGGAAAGACGGAATTCCTAAGAACGAAAAAGAAGAGGCGGAAATCATGCAGATTCGTACGGCGGGCAAGTCTACGCTAGATGTTCAGTCGGCAATTAAGCGTCAGGACGAAGTAGACGACGACAAAGCGAAAGAAATCATGAGCCGCATCGAGGACGACGAAACAGCCGCAATGGGTACGGTCGATTCTTCGATATTCAACCAAGAGCAACCGACACCAACAACACCTACGCAGGAGGAGGCGACTAAGTAATGCGAGAATTACCGCCTCCGAATTACGAATATGACGTTGCGAAGCTGAGTGACGCTTATGTAAAAGCGCTAGAACAAATCCGCAACGAACTTTACCGAATTGACCTTACGGATTTCCAGCGAGCTAATGCGTTGGCCACCATGAAGTCTATAACAGAAATATTACGTGAATTAAATGGAGATACCGCCGACTGGATTAACGAAGCTATTCCGAAAGCAACCGAAGACGGTATCATACGAGCAATCGTTGCGCTTGGTGTTGCTGATACGGTAGAAGAAGCAGCGAACATCGTAAAGTTTAATCGCATCAACAAAGAACTTGTTAAAGCTGCGGTTGCTGATACGCAAACTAACTTACTTGCGGTTACGCAGAACATGGAAAAGCGAATGATTGTAGCGATAAGACAAGCGACAGCCGAAGTCATGCGAGCTAACCTAGCGAAAGGCGTTAACGGAACATCTACGCTTACAGGCGAGTTGATTCGCAGTATTCGCGATAAGTTAGGGAAGGCTGCAGACACCGGAATCATAGATTCGATGGGACGACGTTGGAAATTAAAAGATTACGTTGAAACCGTAGTATCTACGAAAATGATGGAGGCACACAAAGAAGCGACTATGAACGAAGCAGTTCAACGCGGCGCTTACTACGGCGTTATCTCAAAACACGGTGCCACAGACGATTGTAGAAAATGGGAAGGTAAGATCGTTAAACTCGTACGGGATGCGGAAGGTAGCTACCCTTACATCGGAGACTTACCAAATAGGGAAATTTTTCATCCCCGGTGTGCTCACGTAGTATCTCCGGTGAAACGACCTGATCGCGTATAAAACATCGTCCAATAGTCGGTTAAGACACTAAACTGCCCGCAAATTTCCGAGGCGTTGCTCGTTAAACTCGTATAATGGAGGAATTACGAATGAAAAGCAAAAAGAATACGTTTTTATTACCGTTAAACTTACAATTTTTCTCGGAAGAACAACCGACAGAAGTACCGGCTGATCCAACGCCTGCGGAGGCGCCAAAAACCGAAGAAGTACCAACGCCAGTACAAGACGAGAAAACAATTCCGTATGATCGCTTTAAAAAAGTAAATGACGATTTGAAATCGTTCAAGCAGACGTTTGAGTCACTCGGATTAGAAAGCGTAGATTCATTGAAATCACTTGTTGACGATTATAATCAACGTAAACAGCAAGAGGACGAACGTAAACGTGCTGAAATGGGCGAGTTAGATTTACTTAAAACGGATTTACAAACGATTACGGAAGCAAAAACGAATGCAGAAACGGAGTTGCAGAAGTTACAAGCTAAGTTCCGTGACCAAGCAATTAAAAACGAATTTCTATTAAAGGCTTCAAACGTAAACATTCCGTCAGACAGAATTGATGCAGCGTTAAAACTTGCGGACTTATCTTCCGTAAAATTCGAAGACGATAAAGTAGTCGGAATTGATGACGTACTGGCTGCGCTCGTTGAACAAAATAGCTTTCTTGTTGCGGAAACAAAGAAACCGCAAAGAGAAATCGGAGGTCCTTCTAATAACTCGTTAAATGACGAGGCGAAAACGTTAGAAGCTCAGATCGAAGAAGCTAAGAAAAATAAAGAGATTTTCAAAGTGATCCAGTTAACAAATCAATTAAACAAAATCGGAAAATAGTCGCCTAAAATCAGGCGGCTTTTTTAATACACAAAAACCAATATTAGGAGGAAATATTACATGTTATACACTTACGACTTTAAAGATCAGGTACGTTCACTAGAATCAGGCATCTCAATGATTATCGATGACCAACCGACACTATTAGGCTTAATCGGTATGTCTGGCGAAGCATTGACGCAAACGAAGTACGAATGGATGAGCGACAACTTAAACTCTAACTTAGCTAATGTTAAAACGGCTGTTGCTTCTGGAACTGCTACTACTATTGAATTAATCACAGGCGACGGAGCTAAATTCCGCGTTAATGCTATCGCTGTTGTAGGCGAAGAGTATTTGAAAGTTAC